GAGACAATAGGATAGGCCGTACCGCCGCCTGCCGCTGCTGAGTTAATTGTCACAGTGCAGTCTACAGCGCTTGAACCGTTGACGTTAGCCGCTACGATCTGGTTGATTTTAAGCACATTGCCAGAGGCCGCCGCGTTAGACAGAAGCACGTTAGCACTAGTGTCAGAGGGTGTCAGGAACGTGGTGTTTCCTAAAATGCTTGTTACTGCAACTATATTGGGGTTAGCCATTTACCTTCTCCTAAAATCCCATGACCATCGCAAGGGCGATTGAAAGTCCTGCTGATATGCCACTGGCCGCAGGAGCCGTTGACTGCCAAGTTGTGCCGTTTGAAGTCAGGATGTTACCTGAAGTGCCCGGAGCAACTGTTTGAACTGCGCTTGTACCGTTACCCAAGATTACGTAGTTAGCAGTTAGGGACGTTGCCCCTGTACCGCCATTAGCGACAGGGAGGGTGCCCGTAACCTGAGAAGTCAGGTTAACATTAGACAGCGTGCCGCCAAGAGTAAGGTTCCCAGAGCTAGTGACTGTGCCAGTCAGAGTAATGCCATTAACCGTGCCCGTGCCACCTACGCTTGTTACCGTACCGCCGACTTCAGTGGGGTTAGCATTAAATACCGCAGCGCCTGCTCCCGCACCGTCTGTAACAATCATGACTTTAGAGCCGTTGGGTATAGTGACGTTAGCACCAGACCCTTGCGAAATACTAATAGACTGACTGCCAGAAGTAGCGTTCTCGATCATCCAAACTTTAGAAACGGTATTTGGACCAAGAGTTACCGTACGAGTCGCTGTTAGAGACACCGCCGAGGTAATCTTTAAGTAGAACGAGCGGGTGTCATCCGCAGTAGCATCCGGCATAGTGAAGGTTTCGTTGGCGTCTGCCGCCATTTCTTTCGTGCCGTAGCTAAAACCGTCGGTAATCAGCTCAAGGTTAGTGTTGGTACTGGTGCCCCAAGTGCCACTTTCATCGCCAGTGGCGATTTCCTTAAGCCGTAAGTTATTTACATAAGTAGCCATTTGGGCCTCCAGTTCTTAAACTAAGGTGCTGCCCCCGGCAGCAGGGACGCTTGTCGCGTAAATCTTTGTATTCTGACGTAAGTTTAGGGCTTCACCACAGTCTGAACAAGTATCTGCGGAAATCTCAGACGCATCAAGATCATAGCCACAATTTGCACAAACTACTTCGACTTCATGCTTGGGATCGATTGCGTTTTCTAATTTTACCGCCTCATTTACTGTTTTCATGCTGCTATCTTGCTCCAATTTGGTGTTTGATCCACGGGGACCTCTGTCCATCCTGTGCCGGGGTCTGGGACTATTCTGCCCCAGACTATTACATTACCTACCTCGCCTATAGCCTGCACTCCAGTTAAGTATACGTTTGCAGTGCCTGTTTCCTCGGTCTCGCCTAGCGCTGTAGTGCCTTGTACTCCCGTAACATCTACATTTAAAACTAGTTCTACGGTAACGCTACCAAGAGCAGACGTGGCTTCTAAGCCTGTAGCATCGAGTGAGGAATCACCGATTATCTCTACATTACCCGCTGTGCCTGTAGCAACTACGCCTGTGACGTTTATGGCTACAGTTGTTATCGGTCCTGCTGTGCCTAGCGCTGTTGTGCCTTCAACCCCTGTTACGGAGAATATTGCGTCTCCAGAGACTGTGGCATTACCTATTTGTCCTGTGGCCGCATTACCAAGTGCTTCTATAGCACCATCAGCGTTAACCGCAATATTGCCAAGAGCGGTCGTGGCTTCTACGCCGGTCACCGATACGCCGGTGCCTTCTTGGACCGTGACCGAGCCTATTGCACCAGTTGCCGAAACCCCTAAAGATTCCCCCCAACTGCCTTGGCCCCAGACCCCGCGGCCCCAACCGCCCAGATTGACTGTGATGTCCCAACGGGTATATCCAACTTCGCCCGTGGCACTTAGCCCTGAAACCGAAACAATCGCACTTGCTTGTGCATCAGCGGTGCCTAGTCCGCTTGTTCCTTGCACACCAGTGACATTAACAACCGCTGTACCTGTTGTCGTTACCGATCCAACTGCCCCCGTAGCAAAAGGGATAGAAGGACTTACGTCCCATTCCCCGTCGCCCCAAGTGCTGTAGCCCCATCCACTTATGGGGACGATAACGTCAGCCATTACACTTTACTCTTAAGCGATACGGATAATCGCGTTGCTAGCATCTGCAGCAGGGAAGACAATAGTGAAGTCGCCCGCAGTAGAAGTCTTATCAGAGCCGAAGTCCAGAACTGCAACAGCCGGATTCGTTGCGCCATCAGCCAAGTAAATCAGGGCGCCACGAGCGGTGATCGTGGCTGTTGAAAAAGTCAAATCAGCAAAATCTAAGAACGCCGTTGTTCCACTAGATGTTGGGTTCGTTGAGATAGTCAACGTGCCACCACCTGCAGAATAGCCTGTTCCTGCAACTTCATTAGTAGCCGAATACGCAGTGGTAGTCGAATCAAGTGTAGCTGACGAAGTGTACAGAGCCAGTTTAAATACCTGAGACGTGCCACTACTAAAGTCGAAAGTGCCATCTAGGACGCCGACTTTGAACGATGTACACATAGCTTGTGTGATAGCCATTTTTGTTTCCTCTCTTAAATGTTACGGTCCGGGCGATTCCGATCTAATTGGCAGTCTAATCATGCCGTCTCTAAATTCATCTCGGCGGCGGCGACCTTGCTGCTCTATGCCAAGACCTTGAATTGCCTGCTTATAGCTGTTTTCAAAATACTGCAGCATATCAGTAGGGCCTTTCGTGTAGCTATATGCCTGTATGAGGCACGCATATAAAAGAGCTTCAGGGGCGTTATCGCTAATCCAAGTTGTCGTGTTGGAAGAGGATAGCTGCTGAGGCTTGTATATGTATCCTAACTGAACTGCGTAACTGGCGTCTGGTGTAGGCGCAATGTAAAACGTGTTCTGGTCCCACACAGAATAATACTTGGGTGTTCCTGTTTCTGAGTAGTCAGGCCAATACTCTTTCATGAAAGAGGTATCCCTAAACTCCAAAAAGGTCTGGTCTCCACTCAACGTCGCCATTATGTAGCGATGTGTCAGAATATCGCTTGGCGCAACCAAGAACCTGTTGCCAGAAGTCATGTTTGCAGTGGCTTCGACCTTAAAAACGTCAAGATCGATGTCTCGAAGAATCCTGTTCTCCGCCATCAAAATAAACGTATCTATCACCGAGTTAGAGAAGACGTTGCTGTCCACCTCGGTGTAGTTACGAATATTTGTCACTAGCTCGTCATAGGTCATGTAGTCACCACCGTAACCGTTCCCAAAGTAGCCACGCCTTCAACTGCTATTGTTGAGGGCGCCGGCTGCATTGAACCCGGCACTGTCTCAAAAGGTGTATCGCCGCCTGTGCTATTCACAAAAACACTCAACGGCTCTGTCCTGTCAGGGCGTGGATTCAATAGTGAAATCGCATCGCCTCTATACTTTAACGGGTCCAGTTGGGGCTCTTTTGGCTCATAGTCCTCTGGACAAACCATAAACCCTTTCCAGTTCTTTTTAAGAGTCTGGTAAGGGTAGCGCTGCCCGCAATAATCACAAAGGGCGAATGAGTATTTACCCGTTGCATGCGCCATTTTATGCCCCTACGTCAGGCAGGAAGTAGGTACTTGCAGTGTCCCTATCCTCCATCGCGGCCCGTTGGAAATCCTGTTCGTACATTTGTTGAAGCGCGCTAGTTCGTTCTGGCGCATACTTCAACGAAAGCATGTACGCTAAACCCGACGCTAAACAAGGTAAGAACCTGAAGTTAACGTCGGTAGTGTTAGTATAGTCACCGGCATCTTCCATACGGCGTATACGGTAATAAACCAGTGTATATGCCTTGTCCGCAGCCGGATATAAATACGCCTTGGGCGTATTCGTTCTTTCAATATAGATTTGAGAAGGCCTAGCCTGAGTGAGTTTGTCTGGTACATTCAGGTATTCTTCTCGTCCTATTCTTTCAATGTTGATGTCTTGTTGCTGCCCGTTTACCGTCTGACGAATAACTGCTGTCAAAACATTGACAGTATCAGTAGGCAAAGATATTTCAGCATCGCCTTGAACCAAAGAGTAGGTGGCCTGCTCGATGGTCCAGAGGTTTAGCCCACGGTTAGCCCAGTCCAAGAACAACAAATTTAAGGACCGACGAGCCGAGTTAAGCTGATAACCTGCAGTCATCTGCATGCCACAGCGCTCAAACGCCTCTTCTACAAGGTCGTCTATCGCCAGATTAAAGTTTGTGGTCCCAGAGGTTGCCATCTATTTACCCCAACTATCCCGCGCTTTTTTCTGTGCAGGTTTGGATAAGTCACTGTAATGATAAAGCTTCTTGGACGTTTTTGACATATTTTTGCCTGTCATTATGGTGCCGTCGGGGTGCTTATGTGTGCCTCCCCGATGAACTTTTCCGTCCTTAAAGTAATGCTTTACTCCGGCTGCCACTACTTACACATCCCGCCTTTGCGGTATTTCTTAATCATGCCGCC